CTTTAATCTATTATTAGATTACGCACCTACTACATTTTCAACTTTAGTTCCAATGTATTCGTTGTAATCGCCACGATAGATTTCACCTGCTACAATGAGGTTTGCGTTGAGTACTTCAAGAGCATATAATGTACTCCACCCTTGACTCATACCACCATCGCTAAATCCAAGCAACTGAGTTGGAACTATGGGCATATATGGAGCGTAGACAGCAACTGAACTCATCATATCATTACCGTTAACACCGATAACAAATCTACCAGATGCCATAGCGGGAGATACGAATACTTTCAACCCATCAATTGTACCTGCCATATAAGGACCGTTTATATTACCAACAGGAGCTGCGGTAAATCCTTTACAGAATGTTAAAACAGGAAGTACGTCTGCTGAGATAATCATATAGTTAGGAGCGAATCTCTTTGTACGATTATATATAATTGTACGAGCGATTGCTACAACTTCTGAGAATCCTTCATAGTGTTCTGTTTTATTAACACCTGTGGGGAGGTTTCTATTCCATTTTAATTCTATATTAGCTGCACCTGCTGTGGTGTCAAGTAAGTTAACAACTTCAGTATCTATTTCATAGCTGAGTTGGCCTACTGCTTTTTCAGCAAGTTGCTGTCCGAGGTCAAATCCGTAATCGGTTTTAGCTTGGAAAGCTGCAACTTGGCTATAATATATAGCAACTCTACGAGCTTTTGCAATTAAAGGAATAGCTTTCATTTGAGCTGTTACCATGGGGAGATCGTTCTGAGGGATTGCAACATTGTTATAAGAATAATTGAATGTTACAGTACCTGTAATTCCACTTGTTAAAGTAATAGCTGCAGTGCCGGTTGTATAAATTTGTTCAACACCGGAACTTGAAACACCTTTTGTAGCTGAGTTACCGTAAACGATAGTACCTGCTTCAGCTGCGCCAGTTATTGTTTTAACAATCTTAGGAGCAACTCCTTCAAGGCGACCATTTACAGATGTATCAGTAACTAATTGTTCAACTATTGAAACACTTGCACCTTCAGCATAGGAATAGATTTTACCATTACCATCATCAACATAATGAGTAACGGCTGCATCTGAGTCATCACTAGCTACGTCAAAAGAAACAGTGCCAGGAATAACTGGACTCCAATTGAGAGGTATAGATGTTGTAGATGTACCAAAGTTCTTTGTTTCGTTTACTTTTGCACTTGTATAAGTAGGATCTACTTTGCCAAGTTCAAAAGGATTATTGAATACATCACCTACTGCTGTAGCTCCTTTTGCGGAACCTGCAACGTATTCGATGTAATTAATGTACCCACTCATTGAACTTAAGGGATGTACTATAACAAGATCAAAAGCTATGAGGTTGGGAAGAGCTACATTCACGAGATTAAGCGCAAATTTCTTGAACAAACCCATATCAGATCTTTGGGTGCCTACTGAATTCTCGAATGCTTCGTTTAAGAAACGATTTGTATTTTCGAGAGTTTTGGCAATTATAAGTTTCTTAGATTCGCCGAGCTGTGCACCTTGATGTGCTTTACTATAATATTTTTCAGCTACGGCAAGACGGCCTTTATAGGCCTCAAATAAATTCTGTGCCATAATTCTTTAAATTTCCTTATTTAATATTTTAATTATTTATTGTACCCTCTGCAAGACGGATTAAAGTATCGTCTACACAATCATCCAACCCACTCGGTACTTTTAGTGGGTCGTTTTTTGATTCAGTTATTTACATCTTAAGGGACTTTTGGACTTCAAAAGGTAACTTATTAATACTTAATTTATAGGATTGAAGGTTTTCACATATATTATCAATATCCTTAAATGAATAATTTTCATTTAACCTATTTTTGATCTCATCAGTTGAAACTCCAATCATCCTGGCCTTAGCCTCTATATATTTAGAAGTTGTACGCTCAGCGATTTTTCTATAATGTTCTACTAGTTCATTAGCTTTTGTAAGTTTCTAAGTATACTCTTTTGATTTAATAATTGAATTTTGCTTTAACTCCTCTAAACTCTCCTTTAAGGATTTCTCTTTTTCTTTAGATAAAGAATAGGATTCTTCAAGGGATTTCTCTAAATCTAAAACTCTTTGAGATTTAACCTTGTAATTCTCTTTGAGAGAATTATATTTAGTTATTACAGAGTTAAGATTCTCATTTAATTCTCTATTTTGAGTTTCCTTGTCCTTATAAAGATTATTCTTATGAGTTAGTTGCTCGTTTAATGAACCTACTTTGGATTTTAGATCTTTAGCTTCTCTAGCGCTTTCACTCAAACTAATGACTACATTTTTATATTTGTCTAGTTCTTCTTCATACTTAGCTTCCCTTGCATAGCGAGCTGATAACTGTTCTTGTAGTTTCTGCACTTGATTTTCTAATTCTTCTTGTTTCTAAAGAGATTCTTGTAATTGATTGACTAAATTTACTCCATCATTGGTGGCTGAATCTTTAATTTCTTCAATTACTTCTTTAATTTCTTTAATCTCTGGTTTTTTAAGTGCATCAATTCTGAA